GCAGGGAAAAATTGCCCGATTTCGGTCGGGCACCTAGCGGGGCCACAGCCCCGCCGACAACACTGGTCCGTAGACGAACCCATTCACCACAAAATCGTCCCCGACACTGGCCACGGTGACCACAGTGCCGGGGAGGTTGGTGTCCTCCGTGCGGGAGCAGATCCACTGCACCCCGAGCGTCAAGACGGGACAAGCGACAGACACCGCCGCTTGGGGGCGAATGTCCCTGGTGCGCATCCATGGGAAGTAGGAGGACCACGGCACCGAGGACCCGATCACGTCGCAACGGGAAGTCGCCCCACGCGTCGACAGCCCGGAATACTCGCAGGCATACGTCTCAAACGCGTCGAAGAGCGTGCCGACCGTGGTGGCGGGACGCACGTCGATGGTGGGGGTCTCGAAGTAGCTGTCATCCATGCAGCTAACGGCCGTACCCAACCCGGTGATGGTCGTCTGGCTGGTGCCGCTGACCACGAAGCGGTAGCGCATGGAGCCGCGCATGACCGAGTAACACAACTCCGCGATGTGGACTGGGTGCTGCCACCAGGCGCCACTCATCCACGACGGGGGTATCGTTTCTCCGACGCCGGTGGGGTAGAGGGGGATGCGGAAGGCCGACACGCCGTCCGCCTGCGCGGCGTCGGCCCGCGCCTCGAACGCGGACATGTACAGCGGCGTCCCAGCCTGCCACACGGTGCGCAAATGGCGATAGCTATCGCTCTGAGCGTAGACCACGTCACGAGGGTCGCCGCGCTCCACGCGCAAGGTCGTCGCGACGCAGTTGCGCCAGAACTCCATGCCTTGGCCGTAACCCGTCAAGTTCGTCCAGGTCAAGAAGGCCGTCATCCCGACCGTGGTGTCGGAACGCGGCGCCGTCAGCGGGGTCTCGATGATGATCTGGACGGTGCCTATGCGGAAGAAGTTGTCCTCGACGGCGTCCGAATACGACGTCATGGGGATCTCGCCGAACGTTTGCGGCACACGGCACACGACGGGATGAGAGTTGTACGGCAGGGGGATCCGCACCGAGGTCTCCTTCGTGATGTCCACAATCCTGGTGAAGCGCAGCCCGTCGTCCATGCGCGTGGCATTGAGCCCGCTGCTGATGTACACGATGCGCAAGCGCCCGCCGTCAGCTCCGGACGTCCACAAGTGCAACTCCAGCTCCGCGTCACCGCGCCACGCGCGACCAAACGACACACCGAACCCTCCGGGGGGGAGCAGGAGCTCACCGGAGGCGTCCGAGCCCGCATCCATGGTGAAGGGGGAGATGGGGATGCTGGCGATCACCTCGCCGGGGGCCATGACGCAGCCCCAGTAGGACCCACTCGCGTCGGACCCGACCACCATCTGCCGCAGGCTCCCGAGGTAGTCCAGACTCATCTGATCCTCACTCGGGTACCCGCCAACCCCCGGGGTGATGGCCGTGGTGGCGGCCGGGTCCATGCTGCCGCTCGACATGACCACGCGGCCACGAGCGGACCCGAGGTCCAAGCCATCCATGCTCACCATCGCCATGGGCGCGTCCCCGACGACTGGCCGCGCAAACCCCATCGCCGACAGCAACCCGGCGGCCCCACGGGCCACGAGGGAGGCGGGCGTGGCGAATGGCGCCAGGACGGAGACGCTGGACATGGCAGCCATGGCGTCGGCGACGACGGTGGCCACAGCGGAGGCCTTCCAGCCCTCGGCCCTTTCCGAGATGACGGTGGAGGTGGCCTCGTAAAACCCGGCGCCGATCTCCAAACCGGTCGCGGTGATGTACGAGGCATCGGTGGGCTCGTCAAAGCTCCCAGACTCCAAACACGCGCGAACGGTGACGTGGATGCCGGAGGCGACCCCCAGGATGGCGTGGGTCAAGGGCGACAGCACGTGCACGATGATGCGGGGCGCGCGGGGCTCGTTGGCCCGCTCGAGGTCGATGCGCCCGGCGCAATGGGCGATGGGAACACTCAACTCAAACGAGTTGGCCCCGCAGGCGGTGATGATGCCCCCGCGCGTGCACACCAGCCCGGCCAACGGTTGAACCAACCTTTTGGAGGCCGCCGACTCGGTGGGCAACAGCCCAATGTGCAGGGCGCCGCGGTGGAGGTTGGTGCCCGCGACCGTGAAGTGGTAGCGCAGACGCACGTTGGTGGCGAACCGGCTCATCGACAAGACCCGCGAGATGTACGGCAGGTTGGCCCACCGATCGAAGGAGTCGATGTACTGGAAGAAGCCGGTCGCCGGGTCGTTGACACTCAGCGCCTCGAAGTCGAAGCTCATCACCTTGGCCGGGCGGCGGAGGATGTCGTCCCAGTCGCCCGAACGCGGAACGGGTTGAGGGATGCTGGACGGCGCCGCCGCGACCGCGCCGCCGGCGTCGTCCACGTCCGTAACCACCGCGTGCATGGGGGCGCCAGACGGACCACCCGTCACGAGCGCCGTGCACTCGAGGTGACCGTCGAACACCCGCACGCCACTGGCGACGAGAGGTTCGTCGTCGAAGATGAGCTGGTTGGCGGTCTCGACCACGCGGAGCTTGCCGGAGGCCCAGCGCATGCGAAGGGCGTCGGCGTCCAAAGGCTCCCAAACGACGGTGCCAACGGAGCTCTCCCACGGGCTCGGGGGGAGCGCCGCCAAGAAGGACTCCAAAACACCGTCGGGGTGCATGGCGAACTCCAAGGCGGCGTTGAACACCAGCTGCTGCATCATGGCCACGGGGGCGACCGCGTCACTGCGCCTGGTGATCGAGAGGCTCTTGAGCACGCGGGCGGCGCCGAGGGGCGCAGCAAACCCCACGCCCTCGACCCAGCGGAAGCCGCGTTGGAGGAAGGAGGCCGAGGAGAGAGGCTTGAACACGTTCGCGCCGCCTTTGTCGGCCGGCGTGTAGCCGGTGCCGAACGCCTCGAGCACGACCTCGACCGCGGCCGGCGTCATGCGGGAGGCCCATGGCAGGTCGGGGCACCACGCGTTGTCGTCGCCGTAGACCACGGCCCCAATCGCCACCCAAAAGTCACGCGGGCGAGCCTCGGGGCACAAGATGAGGAACGCCACGAAGAGATCGAAAAGCATCTCCAACGAGTTCAACATCTCCGTGATGTCCTCCCCGGTGCAGCGGCCGAAGATGAGCGCGAAGATGAGACCGCCCAGAGTCGACAGGGACGTGCCGTGGGTCATGATGGCGTTGTAGGCCGCGTCCGCCAACCAAAGCGGGCCGCCCCAGTGAAGGGTGAGCGCGCGGATGATGCCGGCGGAGGACATCCTACGCGCGTTGGTGCGCGTGGTGTCGAAGTCAGGGATGTCGCCGTCGGCAACCAGAAGGGCGGCGAGCTGCGCGCCGCTGAGGCCCTTACCGCGCTTGCCGGCGATGATGCGCGCCAAGCGCTCCCACTGACTGGGGTCGGCCGCGTTGATGCCGACGGCGATGCGGCTGATCTCGGGCGGGGTGGCGCGCAGATTGGCAATGGTGGTACCGGTGACGGCACGGCTGGAAGTGAGGACGTCGAACTGAGCCGGCCCGATGTGGCGGCAACCCTTCTTGGCCACCTTGCTGGCGGCCAGAGCCTCGTACTTCGCCACCCAGTGGGTGCGCGGAGCCTCGACGGCAGTGGCCCCACCAAGGAGGGCGGCGACGCGCGCGTCGTGGGCCTCCGCGATCTCGGGTCCGTAGGTCTTGTTCGCGAAATCGACGTATTTCGCCTTCACGCCGCCGCTGGAGAAGGCGCCCGCCGAGGTGGTGGCATCCAACCCGCCCACGAAGCCGCCCTTGCCGAAGAGGACGGAGTGCAAGTCCAGCAGCTCGATGGCGCAAGCCGGCGGCTCCTTGGGGAAGCGCTCGACGTACGTGCAAATGAAGGCCTCAACGTAGGAGATGGGCGGCGATTGCGTGTGTTGGAACGCGGCGAGGCGTTTCGCCGTCGGGTCCAGCCACACGTAGCCCTTCTCCGGGTCGGCGCTCAAAAAGCTCTTCGCGCGGGGGACCACCCAGTCCAGGGCCCCGACGCCGGAGAGCAGCTGGTGGAAGGGAGGCCACTCGCGGAGGGGCCCGGTGTAGAACTCCTTCTCCGGGCGGAACGAGACGTCTCTCCCCGTGACGCCGAAAGGCACGATCGCCTCGGTGCCACTCAGCGCGTAGAGGGCCTTCTTCCGGGATGCCCCGAGAGCCGGGCGCACATCCATGCCGGTGGCGCTGACGACGACTCCAACCGTCGCGAGCGGGGCCGGCGCGAGCGCGCCGCTGCTGTTGGCGAGAAGATCGTTGGAGAGCACAGTGATATCCGCGCGCAGGACCACCATGTAGATGGTCTCGATGAAGATCGTCCTGGCCGCATCAGCGTAGCGCGCCGCCGACTGGATGCCGGCGATGCTGCCCTTCTTCCGATCGACGGAGTACACGAGCGCCGATGAGCCCGAAAATCCCTTCGGCTGATGGTTGGGTATCGAGAATGAGAGGCCCTCGTAGGCCCCATCCACCCCGGCGTCGAAGCTCGCGTAGACCCCGGGGGTGAGCACCTCGCCGTCCTGCCACACGGGCACGACGCCGCCCGGAACGAGAGAGCTAATCGGCTGCCCGCGTGCGGGAGAGCCGACGTTCATCGCCTCCGGGAAGTAGCGCACAATGTTAGCCTGCGGCTGGATGCCGAGGAGGAGGAGGGCGAGATCTTTGGTGGGGTGGACGCGGGCGCCGACGCGACGGTGGACCAGATGGCCGAGGCCGAGCGCGGCCCTGCCCTCCCGACCGTCGACGTACCAGGCATGCACGCCGAAGCTCTCGCCGTAGTGCTTGAGGGCGTGCGCGACCGTGAGGATGTACCCGCCGCCAATGCAGGTGCCCTCGAAAATGCGCTCGTTGCCCCCAGCCACGTCGGAGAAGCGCAGCCAGACGGTGGCGCGCAGGACGGCGTCCTTGAGCACCTTCGGCGCGGACTCACCCGTCACGGGGTAGATCAGCTGCGCCTTGGGCGTCTGGAGCCATGCCGTGGGGGCCGGGCGGCTCTTCCACGCGCCACCATCGACGACACTCTCGGGGGCCGTGGCGGTGAGATGCCAAGTGGTGGGGTTCGCCAGCATTTGTTGCAAGACGCGGTCGTACGCGGCGCGAGACTCCTCCGGCGTCTTGCCGGTGGCGACAACGACGATGGGGGGGGTGGGCGCCTCCTCCGCCCCAGTGCTGACGGTCGCGACCGCGCCAAAAGCGGAAAAGCCGTTCGCCGACACGACACGCTCCCAGCCGACGGGGGGGAGCAGCGGGGGGGGGGGCTCGGGGTCGGAGTCGGCGCGGGAGCGCGGGGGAGCCACAGGGACGCCAGGGGGCGCCCCACCAGCCGCGCGGCGACTGGCGGCGAAGAGGACGGCCCCGCCGACCGCAACGGCCACGCCGGCGGCAAGGGGTCCAACTCCAGCGGCCGCGACCTGCAGGCGGGTCGCCATGCCCTGGATCTCGAACGCCAGACGCACCAGAGTGATGCGCCAGGAGAGGGAGCGTGGGAGCGGGAACCAACGCTGAGCCACTCCGAGCAGCGCGACCCCCCACACGACATAAAAGGGTGGGCGGCGCTCGCGAATGGCGCGCGCGATGCTCTCGCGCTGGGTCTCGAGGGCACCGCGCACGAGAACCGCGAGGCCAGCGGCCAAAACGAAGCCGCCAGGCCCGGCAGTGGCGAGCCCAGCGGCCAAAAACGCCACCCCGAGAAGGGGCCCGGCTCCCACGAAGACCGCCCCGAGGAGGAGGGACATGGATGTGAGGAACCAGAACCCAATGCCCATGATCACGACGTGTGCGCCGACGAGGCTGAGGAGAAGCCCGGCGTACACCTGCGACACCGGGTCCAGCAGCTCAGACTGGAGTTGGACAGCCAGGCTGACGGCGAACGCGCGTGACGCCAGC